TTGATGCAGTTGGTACGTCTATTGTTCTATTAGCTTCTACCATATTTGCACCTCTTGTGACAAGACCACCGTTGACATCTGTCATTGTCCAAGTGAATCCATTCCAAATTGCAGAATCACCCATTCTGAACCATGTAGTAGGTGATGTTAAACCACTAGCAATATTATTTAGGTCTGTAGGTGCACCATTATTATATAATTCGTTTGCTTGTGATTCTGTTAATGTTGTATTATTCCATACTGAAAACTCATCTATAAAAGATGCACCAAAACCACTTGGAACACCACCTAATTCTAATACACCATTAAAATCTGATGATGTAACTATTACTCCAGTACTTGTACCATTTACAATTACACCATTTATATATACTCTTGGTCTTTGATACCTAGATTGAGTACCATCAAAAGTATAAACAATATGAGACCATTGATTGAAAGGAACACTATTTGATAATGTTCTGTAATAGTAACTACTTGTGTTAAATGAGATGTCCACACTTCCATTAGTGCGCCATATACACGCTAATCTTTGGTTACCACTTTGTTTGCCAATCTTCCAAATTACAGCATTTGTCGTATCTGTTGGTTTTATCCAAAAAGAAATACTAAAGTTTTGCGTTCCATTTATTTCTGTATAGTTAGATGTACTAAAAAGTCTATCATCTACACCATCAAATTCAAACGAATTTAAGTTCTGAAAACTTGGAGGAGTGCCATTGGTCAACACATTACTATTCACCTTAAATGGACTATAAGAAGAGTTGCTATAGAATGACATATTTTATTTCAATATTGCGACAACAGATCCAGATGTCAATTGTACACCAGAGAAGGTTGATCCTCTTAATGGTGAAATAATTACTCCAGCCTTTATGGTTGCAGTTGCATCAGCCAGGTAAGTTGATTTTACATCTGATGCCAATACTTTTATTGATGTGAATACTGAATCCTCAGCGACATAAAGTGCATCGATCTGGTTTGTATATTCGGTTGTGTTGTTTACGACAAATGTCCCATTCTGCAATGCCAATTCTTCAATGGCAACTAATTGTGATGAACTTCCCATGTTTATTGTTGGTTGTTTAAGTCTGTTAATATTCTGATCTCTTCCTCTGTGAGCTCGACTCCAAGTCCAGCAATTTTCTCCAGAGTTTCTGCCTTTGTTTTTTGTACGTCTGCCTTCTCTCCTTCGTCTTCTTGCAATGCTGGTAGATGACTGAAGTCTGCCTTCAGATAGTATTCATCAGAGAGTCCCCATTGTTTCATCATTGAGTCGTACATTGATTGAGTCTCTGGAATGATCGTATCTGTATATACAAGTCTGATCGAGTCTCTCACATTGGTGAATGTAGTGCCACGTTCAGAACTGAATAGGTTTGCATTGAGTCCGTATGTGTCGATGATTGCCATCTTATCGGCAGTGAGTTCCTCGAATAGCATGAGGTCTCTTGTAGGATATGACATCGGCTTCCAGTCGACATTGCTCTCAGTGATGATCAACTCATCCTTAGATCTCTTGAACCAATCTTGTTGTATCTGTCTCTTCTCTTCTGGAGTCATTGGAATGGCCCCTCCCATATCGTTCTGGCTTGTGGTCAGTATACCTATTGATCCAATGTTCTCAAGTAACACATTACGCTTGTGATATTGTGCCTTGATATTTGATAGTGGATACTTCAATGAGTCGATCCTTGAGATCGGTTTCACCAAGTTCATACCATCATCAGTGGTCAAGTAGATCATGTCTGTCCAGTCTATCATCTCCTTTGAATCATCATCGTATTCAAAACAGAAACGAGTGACCATGTCTTCTGAGTCCATAGCCTGGAGTTTCTTTCCAGATAGTTGTATCTCGATTTTGTTTGCTGGTAGTGGAACCATTAAGTTCCTAATGTCAAACGATCTCTTAGGACAATATGCGAATGCATTGGAGTAAAGTGCATCTTGTACAGATAGTGAGTATACAACATCTGACCATGATTGCATGGCGTTAGGATCTTTGAATAAATCCAGTAACCAGTGACTCTCGATCTTGTCTCCATTCATATCGTATAGACATGGATGATTAGAGGCCATCATTGATGCTCTCTTGTCGATCACTGCTCTGAGCTCTGGTATCTCAATGAAGAGTCTCCATGCGTTATTTGTGTCTACCCAGACTGCTTCCTTCTTTCCCCAGATCTGATTTGCTATCGGTAACCTACCAGAGACTTGGTTGATGAATCTACCAAGATGATTGTTCTGATTCGTTCCGAAAAAGTTGCTTAAAAAATTGTTGGCCATTATGTCAGATTACTTTACCATGCTACAAAGATACTGATTATTTTCTAAACATTTTGAGTGATGAGATTCTAACCATTTAGATCACAGAAAAAAAAATATAAAATAATTCCATTTAAATTAGGTTATAATAAAATAAAGTTATTATATTTGTGGTGTAACCAACAAAAAAAAACACATATTATGACAACTTTAGAACACATTACAAACATCGAAACAAAGAACAGAATCAGTGTAAGCCACATCCGTAAAAACCTAAACAACAAAAGAGATGTTTATACTTCAAGAAGATTCATGAACTCTCTTTGTGAATTAGTTGAATTTTTATTTGAGAAAGGATTGACTGAGATTGAAACATCTTTTATCATGCAAGAGTGTGGTGTAAATGTACAAGACAGATACATGGCCATTGTAAAGATTCAAAATGGTTTTGATTATAACACTGAGAGAAGAAACATGATCTGGTATAAAGATCAATCCAATGCATTAAAAAACTAACAACTTTTTTTGTTGTGTGAGGGAGGCGAGAGTCTCCCTTTTTTTGTGGCCTATCTTGAGAGTTTCTTAAACATGGATTGAGTGAATATGCTCAGACCAGCAAGACAATCTGGTGCATCGTCATTCTTGTTCTTACCATCCTTCGAATAGGATAGTACAGACTCGATGAATAGGTTGCAATCTCTTGTGTCCCTTCTTAGATAGGTGACCATGTTTTGTAGCCAGGCTGACTGCATGATGATCCTTGTATCTTTGTTTGTGGTGTTTTGGACTTGAAGGATCTTCGAGCTCGTGATCCTCTGGAGATGTCTTGAGAACATTGCACCCATTGAATTGGATTCTACTCGGCAATAGGAGACCTTGTACTTCTCAAGCATACCAGCACACAATGGTATTGTGATGTCTGTGTTCTCTCGGTTGTATATGTAGTCCACCAGATAGAACTGACCACCGACCACAGAGATGATGGCCATTGCAGTGTAATCCTTTCCTTGATCTGCGACATCTATGTATGCGATTGATCCATCTACTCCTTTGGCTTGTGAGATTTCGTTGTACTCTTCTGGATCGATGTACTTCATGTCAGAGAATAATCGACCACCGACATCGACTGGTTCTTGCATATACTCAGCACTCCAGATCTCTGGTGCAGTGTGTTTCTTTTTAGCCTGGTACTCCTCTGATGTCATGACCTCATCACAGAAGGATTCTCCTTTGTCATTGAGTGCTCGTATCACTATGGTCTGATCATAGATACCTTGTTCAGTGTTCTGTCCTATGACATCCTTCAGACTCCATCTTGTGCCTATGTCTATACGAGAACATCCAGACTCGAATCTTGAGTCGTGTGTTGCTTGTTTCCATTGGATGATTCTCTCGTTTGTTGTGTCTGACATTGCATCCTCTATACCTCGATACAAGTCATCTGTGATACCCAGAGTCGTACCGAATCCGATGATCGTACCACCTACACCAGCACCAAAGTAACCGACTTGTTTAGACTGCTGAAGGTTCCATCCTTGTAGATTCTTTTTGTCATCTGATAGTTTGATGTCTGGGAATATCTCTTGGAACTTCTCACTCTTTATAATGGCCCTAACATCATAGGAGAACTTGAGATACAATGTCGCAGTACAAGTGTTCCTCATGACTGATGTCGTTGGATTCCTTCCGAGTCTCCATGCACAAAACAATGAAGTGATATAGGACTTACCAGCACGAGGAGGCATTGATACAGATAAGGACTTGATCGATCCTTCCTCGACCTTCTGGAATGCTATAGCAACATCCTTTAGGAATGGCCTGGCTGAAAAGAACTCATGATCCATCTGATGACAGAAGATCCAGAACTTTCGTCTACTCAGTTCCAGTATTATCTGTCTCTTGTTGATCGTCTTGTTCTTCATCTTTCATCATGTCAAGTAATTCTTCATCAGTGAATTCTCTGAGGTCTTCCACCTTATGCTTCTGTTTTGTTTCCATAAATGATGTAGACATTGCTCGTCTCTCGTCATCACTTGAGATCAACTTCATCAATGCGATCTGTAATGGAGGTGAGTCTGACTTAAACCATTTGTCTCTCATTGCTACCTTGAGCTCGACTCTATTCTTCACTAAGGAGTCTTTTATAGCGTCTACTTTATCCAATTGATGATTGTAGAATGTTGCTCTTGAGCATGGTAGGTAGGTTGATATATCGTCTATAAAGACAAGTTTATGCTTCTCTATTGCTTCAAGGCTTTGTCGGAGTAGTTC